CAGAAGAGGCTTTCGTTCAACCACCCCGTCAAGGAGCTCGTGTGGTGCCTCTCCCAGTCCGATAAGATTGACAACAACATGTGGAACTTCACCAATAACTCCACTGTTCAGGCGTCCACGAACCTCACTAACGCCACCGCCGCTGCGTCCACCCTCGCCACTCTCGATTTCGATGCTGGTAACTGCCCCAAGCTTCTGGCCACCCAGTCGGCGACCGCTTGGGATGAGGATGCTTGCTCTAACATGACTAACATGAAGCTCGTTCTCAACGGCCAGGACAGGTTCAAGGAGCAGGGTTCCAAGTATTTCAACGCCGTCCAACCCTTCAACCACCACTCCGGTACCCCCATGCCCGGTGTGTACTCTTACTCCTTCGCGCTCAAGCCCGAGGAGCACCAGCCTACCGGCACGTGCAACTTCTCCCGCATTGATAACGCGCAGGTTGCTATTAACACCGTCAGCGCCGCCGCGGGCGCCCCCGTCACCCTCAACATGTTCGCGGTCAACTACAATGTCCTCCGCATCCAATCGGGTATGGGTGGTCTTGCCTTCTCTAACTAAGCATACAAATCAAATTTGTATTTGCTATTAAAATTAATTAATAATTCAACTTTAAAAAGTATTAAATCGTGCTTTTTAAAATTGAAGAAAAAATTAACAGGATAGTATAATAATGGCTTCGGTATACGCTGTCGCGAACCCTTCCGGTCACCCCCGTGTTCCTAAGGTTCGCAAAAATTTTAAAATTACACTTCGTACACCTATGGGGCAACACTCTTTTGAGTGTGATAAGTCTACATACATATTGGATGCGGCGGAAAATAATAACATAGAACTTCCGTATTCGTGTCGCACGGGTATGTGTTCGGCGTGTACAGCGAAACTCGTATGGGGTGGGATAGATCAATCGGAACAATCGTTTTTAAATGATGCGCAGGTTAGTGATGGGTTTGCTTTATTATGTGTCGCATATCCCACACAAGATTCCATGATTGAAGCTGACGTGGAAGATATGCTCGATGTTAAAGCTGATATGTCAATACTATATGACGAATCTTAAAGAAAACATTATATATTCAATAAAATGACTAACAGATTGTATACGGATGGTAGTTGCCTCGGTAATCCGGGAAGGGGTGGGTGGGCTGCTAAGTGCCTAGGATTTTTTGAAATTACTGGTGGATCACCTAAAACTACTAATAATATCATGGAAATGACAGCCGTAATAGAAGGTTTGCGTAAATCTTATAAATGCGGAATTCGTGATGTGGCTGTGTACACGGATAGCTTTTACGTTCGTAATGGTATCAAAAGTTGGATTCATAAATGGAAATTAAATAATTGGAAAACATCGTCGGGATCTGATGTTAAGAATAAAGAACTTTGGGTACAGATGGATTCCGTGTCAAAATTATTCGATAATATAGATTGGATTTGGGTTAAAGCACATAACGGAGACCCAGATAATGAATATGTGGATCAGGAAGCGAGAAGGATCGCAAATTCTTTCCATAATAGTGTATAAAGATGTCATGTCATATAAATAAAGATGGTTGAAAAGAAAGAAGAATCCACTACGCGCATGTCATATGAAGGTCGTGAACAGATGTATTCAGAATCACGCAATAAAGCAGCTACGAAAGCTATGAATGCCGATAAAGTTCGATACAAGTCGAATAATGAACCATTTAAGTTTTTATGTTTTCTAAAAAACCGACTCGAGAGTCTCGAATCGCGTAAAACTTCGGTCGTCGAAGAGGGCTTTCTTAAAAAGGGATTTACGAAAAGGTATAATGAACGTTTGTATGATAAGACGAAAAAGATTATCGAATCTTTACAAACATAAAGAAATACGTCATACAATAGATATATGAAGCTACTCATTAAAAAGCTTTCTGAGCACGCGCTAATTCCTACGCGCGCATCTCCTGGATCTGTTGGATATGATCTGTATAGCATTGAAGATATGCACATTCTTCCATACCAACGTGGTATAGTATGCACCGGAATCGCAGCGACTATTCCTATGGGTGTATACGGACGTATCGCACCCCGTTCCGGCCTCGCTGTAAAACATGGCGTACAAACCGGTGCGGGTGTTATTGACCCTGATTACACTGGTGAATTGAAGGTTATCCTTTTTAATCATGGAAGTGAAAAGTTCGAAATTAAAAAGGGTGATCGTATTGCGCAGCTCATCTTAGAGAAGTGTGAAACACCTTTGATCGATGAAGTTGAAGAAATAAAGGATACACAGAGAGGAACCCGTGGATTTGGTTCTTCTGGATAAATATAAAATTAATTAATTACCAAATGCTACACCTGCTAGACCATTCTTCACCCTGAGAATGTTGTAGTTTACTGTATACACACGTAGCATGCTCGGAGATCCGGCAACGGTGAGGTTCTTTAATACGAGTTTCGAATTATCAACCCTAGAAAAGTTTAAGCTACCACTGGGCTGGGAGCCGTTTAGTTTGATACAGAAAGGCCATGTGAAAAGAGGAACACTGTCAATAACACCGGAAGGTAAGACGGTGCAGTGCATTTCGGGTACGACGTTATGATGGTACGTATCGGACATGTCTTCGAAAAGGGGTTGACCGTTAATGTAGAGTGTGGCGGAATCGAACTTGAGTTCGTTATCCCAAGCCGTGCCATCAGCGGCTGATGATATGAGGTGGATAGCCTTAGAAGGGTGGTTGAAATATGTGAGATCAACATCAACGGTAGTATCAGTGATGTTGGCGGTATCCATGATTTGGTGTTGCGTCTGAGTTATAAGAATTTCCTGTTCAGTGTTAAGCAGCCTATTACGCTCCTCTGTATCGAGGTAGACGTAATTAGCGTATACCTTGGGTGTCGCACCAAAACCGGTTAAACCAGACCTACACTTAATTCGTATTTCTACCTCATGATATTGCATAGCAACTAAAGGTAAAGCCTTAGTCCAATCTTCACTGAAGAAGAAAGGGATAACGAAATAATCGGAACCTTGAGTTCCAGTCCTCGCTGATTTAGCATTTTCGGACGCTACCGCAGTGGTCACGGCGCATGAAGCCTTAGCCGAGGTATCGTTATATAAAACGTTGTGAACACCCTGGATAAATAAAGAATCGAGTTTACATACCTGTTGACCACCTATGAGAAGGGTAAACTCGGTGGCGGATTGACCAGTTGCAAAAAGACCGGTGTCGCCTAATGCAGTTTGAATTTCTGGAGCCTCGATCCAGACATAGCTCAAGAGATCACCCTTGGACTTGATAGGGATGGTGACTTCGGCACCACCATTGAACTGACCGATGTAATCGACACGTTCGGGCTTGATCGCAAAATTTGTATGGCGTCGGAAATTTTGACGGAAAAATGATACTTCGGGGTCCCCTGTGATGTACACATCTTGGGCACCCTTGGATACGAGATCGACCAACGCAGCAGACATTTATTAATATATGATATTAAAAATTTAGATCTATAACGAAATAAGATGGTGATCTTTCAAGTGTTGACCTGGGATTCTCGAGATGAAGATGATGAACATTACATCCGCCTGTTTGGTAAAACGGTCGAGGGCAAGTCTGTGTGTGTATCCACGACGTTTAATCCATATTTTTTTGTAAAGATTCCTTCAGATGTCGACGTGGGACATGTTAGAAAGTCGCTAGATAAGATGTTTTCTGAAGAAATTGTCAAGATGGATTTGGTGAAAGCTAAAGATATCTGGGGATTTCAAAATGGGGAAGAATATATTTTCCTTCAAGTACACTGCCATAACCTTAAACAACGGCGTTCTATAAGCAATTACGCTATTAAGTTTATGAAACGTGTGAAGACGAGAGATTTATCTCTTACTTTCGTATATGAAGCTAATTTAGATCCTGTATTAAGACTCATGCATCGCACTGGTATACAATCTACTGGATGGGTTGATACGAGTGATGTATGTACACGAGGACATTACGCGAAAGTCGATGTAGACTTATTCTGTAAGAACTGGAAAGATCTAAAACCCCACGAAACTACGGAAACTGCGCCTTTTGTGGTGGCTTCTGTTGATATTGAGTGTTATAGCTCTACTGGAAAGTTTCCGGATCCTGAAGTACCCGGTGATGCGTGTTTTCAAATCGCCATATCCCTTTTAAAGTTTGGATCGGAAGAGGTATACGATAAGACTTGTCTATGCTACAAGACCACAGATTTGAATTTACCTGAGTGTACCATCAAGAGTTTTGACACGGAACGTGATATGCTCGTCGCATTTTCTGAGTATTTATCGTTTCATGACGTGGACGTCATAACTGGATGGAATATCTTTGGTTTTGATTTAAACTATATAATGAAACGAGCGTTGTATACTAAATGTCCTCCAAAGTTTTATCAACTCAGTAAGCTCTCCAATTTTACATGTAATCTATCTCGTAAAAAGCTTTCTTCGAGTGCGCTCGGTGATAATGAACTCACACTCGTGAATATGCCTGGAAGATTTATATTTGATCTTTTCCATGAAGTTAAGCGTGAATACAAGTTAGATTCATATAAACTCGATAACGTATCGAAGCTGTACCTGGGAGATAATAAGATCGACATGTCTCCTAAAGAAATGTTTAAACGATTCGAAGAAGGAGACCCGGTTAAATTGCGAGAGGTTGCGGAGTATTGTATTAAGGATACTCTTCTACCTCACAGACTCGTACAACGTTTGTGTACCTTTGTTAATCTATTGGAGATGGCTAAAGCAACTTGGGTTCCATTGAATTATCTCGTGGAACGTGGTCAGCAAATTAAGGTATTCAGTCAATTGACTAAAAAGGCGCGTGAGCTGGGATTCAAGGTTCCAACTTTTGAATACGGGCATACGGATACGACTGGTTATGAAGGGGCAACAGTTCTGGAAGCGCAATCCGGTGCGTATTATACACCCATAACCGCTTTGGATTTTGAAGGTCTGTATCCTTCTATTATGATGGCACATAATGTATGTTATTCATCGTTAGTACTAGATCCTAAGTATAAAAACATACCTGGTATCGAATATGAAACCTTCGGGAATCATACCTTCGCCCAGGGTATTCCCAGTGTACTTCCAACTATTCTTTCAGAGCTTAAATCTTTCAGAAAGCAAGCTAAAAGGGATATGGCACAATCTACTGGAAATCTTCAACACATGTACAATGGTAAACAGCTGGCGTACAAAATCAGTATGAACTCTGTGTATGGTTTTACTGGAGCTTCTCGTGGAATGCTTCCATGTGTGGCTATAGCTTCTACCGTGACGATGAAAGGTCGAAAGATGATCGACGATACTAAAGAATACGTCGAAAAACATTTTCCAGGATCTAAAGTGCGTTATGGTGATACGGATTCTGTTATGATTGAGTTTGACGTCCAAGGTAAAACAGGGAAAGAAGCTATCGAATATAGTTGGGAACTCGGTGAGCGCGCTGCTACTGAATGCACGAAACTATTCAAGGCTCCGAATAACCTCGAGCTTGAGAAGGTATATTGCCCTTATTTCCTGTATAGTAAGAAAAGGTATGCCGCGAAGCTTTGGACGAAGGGTAAAGATGGGAACATGAACATGGATTATATCGATGTAAAGGGACTTCAACTCGTGCGTCGAGATAATACACCACACATGAGAGAAGTATGTAAAGAACTTTTGGATGGAATTCTAGAGAGTTCAGACACCTCTGGACCCAAGGCTTTGGCGAGAACGAGAGCCGTCGAACTCCTCGAAGGAAACGTTCCTATGGAAAAGCTTATTCTCAGTCAGTCTCTTTCCGATACGTATAAGGTAAAAGGTTTTAATGTACCTGTGACTAAAACTGAAAAGGATCATATTCCGTACACAAGTGAAGATGTCAGTATGGCACACGTACGCGTCGTCACCAAAATGCGAAACAGAAGACCCGGGTCAGAACCACGTTCGGGTGATAGAGTTCCGTATGTATTGCTAGACACGGGTGATCCTAAAGCGAGAGCTTTTGAGAAAGCCGAAGATCCAAAATATGCGGAGGAAAACAAACTACCTATAGATTATTCATACTATTTCATAAATAAATTTTTAAACCCGGTTTGTGACCTGTTAGACCCACTGTATGAAGACGTCAAAGCTGAGATATTTGGAGAGTTATTATCCAGAGAGAAGGAAAAGAAAAAGGTTATCAGGAAAAATTCCAAAGCTGAAAAACAGGTTCTCATCGCAGATATATTTAAAAAAAAGAATCCATGATATTATATGGAAGTAGGTGAAAAAAAGGTAGTCGCCGCATGCAAGGAAATGGTAAAGGATGCCGAATATCGCGCAGAATTGAGAACCATTAAGAAAATGTGTGATACTTTTCCAATAGGCCTAACTCCTGGAACTTGTAGATATAGATTGTTAGGTGAAAATGGGTATTGTATAGGAACTTGTGTGGGTACAAATGAACTATGTACAAAAAAGGTTTCAGACGGGGAACTTTATTGTGGAATGCATAAGAAACAGACTAAACCTGCCGAACCCATTCAGATAAATATGCAACCTAATACGAGTTGTATATGTGAACTTTGGGAAAATAATCCAGAATGTTTATATTGTAGAGAGGAACAAGAAAAGAGGCTTAGAAAGAGGAACCCTCTTAATATAAATGAATAAATCAGATATATTATTAAATTCTATAAATACATTTTACACAAATTCTGAAAATAGAAGTACACTAAAAGAATTACTAGATAAGAGTGGTGGCATATCACTTCGAAATTTGGAATGGTTCATAACAAATTATTCTAAAAGGAATAACTTATCATATACTACGAATGATGGTAAACTATTTAGTGTCCATTGTGCCTATAAGTCTAGTTTAGATGGGTATAGTAAAAAACTTTTTGATCCATTTTGTAGATCTCAAAAAATTATTTATACCGTTCCCGAATCACATGATAAAATTCATACGACTGTAGCACAGCTGAATTTTATCCGGTGGTGTATTAAGAATAATATTGTGGAGTATATACGAGATCATAAACATATACTATCTAATAAGCAAGCGACATAAATCCACCTTCGAATGTATACGTTTGATACCCAACGTAATATAAATTGACGACGTAAGTCTTAGTTAACCCCGTTTTTAAATTAATCTCTAGTACCGTTCTTTCCGACTTTAACTGACTGAAATCCAAACTTCCCGATGGCTCCACATTAATCGGATTCATCGCGAAGGAATATGTGTATATATTTCTCTCCGTTCGCGACAACCTATTATTATAAGGAACAACGTATTTATAATACGTATGATCCACATTTGGTAAATTTGGTAAATCTTCACCGTTAATGAAAATTTTAGCGCTATCGATGATAGGATAATTATGTGTATCTATGGGAATCCCGGTTGCGTTAAATAAAGTGGTCGTAGAAAAATTGTACCTGTTGTGCATGTTAGCGGCTGCCTGGTCAGCCAGTTGAGTTCCACCTCCAGATATTGTTTCATTCTCGTAGTCTTTGTCACGTAAAAACCAGAATAAGGTTTTCACGGGTATATTTGGAACGAGTTGTAATCTGACTACTTTACTACCTACTTCCGTTTCTTCTACGGGGTGGCGTTTGACTATATCCGTCACGAAAATTTGTTTTCGCTTTGATAAAAATATACGTTCTTCATCAGATACGGTCATTTCTTCAGTTATAAGATCAAAAGTATTCAGTGTTATATCATCTGGACTAGAATTTGTAAAAAACGTTTTTGGGCGAAACTTTATTTCAAACTCTATTTTTTGTTTGTGTACCGCACACGTTGGAAAGTATGGTCTGTTAGGTTTGTTAGAATCGTATTCGTCTCCTTCGTATTTTCTAGAAAAAAATAAAGGTATTGGAATTAATATATCCGAATCTTTCCGATCAAGTGCGTCATGGTTTAATATGGACGTATCTTCGGCAAGATTTCTATTTATAAGAAAACGTTTTGTACGTTTTTCAGATGCGTCTAAATACATCTGATCATAAATAATACCCCAATCGTCATAATACGTTTCGACTTCCAACTCGTCTACACGCATTACAACAGATTTAATTAAATGTCTCCCTAATTGATCTGCCAACCAAAAACTACCACTCGCTAATCCGGGAAATTTAACAGAAATATACATATTACTCAAAAGATCTCCCATATTACGAGGGTTTAACGTGACCTTTATAGATTCACCGAAAGGCCAATTACTTTGCGCGTCGTTAGGTTTGGAAATGGTAGTCGATCTATGAAACTTTGTAAAATTTGAATGTCTATCGTATGAATATTTAAAAGGTGAATATCTAGGATCATCATTTAGTAGGTACGTATCCTGTTTCCCAATAGCATTGAGAGATAGGGTGGCGCCTGGATCGGGTCCCTGCACGTCCATACTTATCTATTGTCTACAATTTTTTAATATCAGTTTCCCACATTTCAAAATAACCAGTAGCTTCAATTAAGCAAACTTCTTCTCTGAGTTTGTTCCATTCACCGAATAACGCTTTCACTCTCTCCTCCGTGTATTCGATGGTCTTAATGTGTAAAAGGTAATCGTACGAATTGTCAACCATCGGAAACACTCGACTGATTTCATTTTCTAGATCTTGCTTTTTCCGTTTAAATACAACTATATCACCATCGATTACCATCTTAACAAAGCGCGCTCGATGAGAACAGAGTTCAGCCTTCTTCTTGGTCGTGTCGATGAGATGTGCCTTACGTTTCTTGTAATACTCCATACGAAGTTTAATAAAATCAACCAAAATTTGTTCAGGTGAATCGTATTTACAGATACCCTTTGTGGGATGAAACAAATGCATATTTGAGCATCTGATAGTCTTTTGCAGTTTGAGATCCTTAACAGCGTCTTTACCGTTATAATCTTGTATGATAAAATCGACATTCTCAGTTGTACTGTTATTTGTGAAACCACTGATGATTTTCTTTTCAACGAGGGTATCGAGATGTTCCTTATAATCTTGGGTCCATCGACCCGGGGGGAGATCTGTTACCTTGACCGTCCTCCCAATACTTTTCCATACACCTTGCGCGATCCATGAATCATCATCCTGTTCTAAGATAGACCCCTGAAACCCTCGAAACCAGGGTTTCATTTTTTTCATATCTCTACCATTTGTGAAATTCAAAATATTTGCCTTGATATCTTCTGGGTTAAACGGTGGTATGTAGCAAGAAAACCCCGTTCCAATCCCTTCAGTTCCATTAACAAGTACCATAGGTAGAACAGGCATATAATGCTCGGGCTCAATCACTCGACCATCATCGTCAAGGTATGTGAGTATCGCGTCATCCTTTTGATCGAATATATTTCGAGTTTCCTTCGACAACTTCGTAAAGATATAACGGGTCTGAGATGCGTCTTTGCCCCCCATAAGTCGTGTCCCAAACTGACCACAAGGCTCTAGGAGATTGATATTGTTGGAGCCCGTGTAGTCGTTTGCCAGTTTGACAATGGTGTCGGCCAAACTTACTTCACCGTGATGATAAGCAGACTTTTCAGCTACAAAGGCAGCCAATTGCGCAACCTTCATTTCATCCTTTAAATTCTTTTGAAAACAAGAATACATAACTTTTCTTTGGGATGGTTTGAGTCCATCTGCCATGTGTGCGATAGAACGTTTCAGATCTGCCAATGAAAAGTTTACCAAATCCTTGTGAATAAAGTCGGTAATTTCCAGCTGCTTTATCTTACCATAAGGTACCTCAAGATCTTTCGCTTCTTTCGCGGTACTTTCAAGAAGCCACGTCTTACGATCGTCAGCCTTCTTCTTATCGAACGCGAGAATCACTGAATTGTCAGTCATGATATCTACGTCAAACCTGACGGTGAGAGTCTCAATCATCTTGAAATACTCGCGCGCCTCTGCAGAAGTTGAGGTACCTAGACCCTTATAGTATTTGATTCTCCATCCCGGTTTTCCATCCCCATACCATACACGAAACGCAGAATCTGTGTAGAACGATTTGAATTGTGAACCTTTTGTGGCTTTAATGATCGGCGTGACCATTGAAACAACAAACCCCAATTTGAGGAGACTGGGCCAAAACGCGTGAATCATATTGAGAATTAGACCCTTGATATGTGAGCCATCGGCGTCCGCGTCAGTCATGATCATCAAACGTCCGTATCGAAGCTCAGAAACATCAGTGTATTCCTTGCCTTGCTGGAGACCAAGGATCTTCTTCAGGTCATTGAATTCCTGATTTCCTGTAAGTTGTGAAACAGAGGCGTCGCGAACGTTTTTACATTTACCTCGTAGGGGAAAAACGCCATAGAGATCACGACCAACCACAGAGAGACCCGCAACTGCTAGAGTCTTTGCTGAGTCGCCCTCTGTG